TATTGAAAAATTAATTACAGCAGAAAAAATAAAACAATCTTCAGTTGGTGCTGTTTCTACTGGTTCAAGTTTAATGGGTTTAGGTTCATTAAAAGGTTTCTTTGGTATGGCTAAAGGTGGTGCTGTATCTAAAGGACAACCATATGTAGTTGGAGAACAAGGTGCTGAATTATTTATCCCAAACCAAACAGGACAAATCACTCAAAATGCTAGAGGAACAAGTAATAGTGGTGCAACTACAGTTAATTTCAATATCAATACATTAGACGCATCTGGCTTTGAAGATTTATTAGTTAGATCAAGAGGAACTATAACTTCTATTATTAACAATGCAGTTAATGAAAGAGGAGAGGGAAGTATAATCTAATGGCTGGTTCATTTCCAATATCTACTGCTCAATTCACAAGTTTAGGAATTAAATCAATTCAAAATACTATTATCTCAAAATCTGTATCTGGTAAGAAACTTGCTAGACAAATAGATGGCCAAAGATGGGCTTTTACAATTAAAATTATTACTGCTAAACGATCTGATGTTTATGGAGATTTAATGGCATTTATTGTTAAACAAAGATCAGGTAAAGAAAACTTTACAATAGCACCACCAGAAATAACAGATGCTAGAGGTACAGCTAGTGGAACTCCTAATGGCACAGCATCTGCTGGAGCTACATCAATTACTTTAGCTGGTACAGGTACAGGCACATTAAAAGCTGGAGATTTTATAAAGTTTGCTTCACATGATAAAGTTTATATGGTCGTTGCAGATCAATCAGATATTTCAACAGGCTCACTTACTATTGAGCCACCATTAACAACAGCTATTACTAATTCAGATATAACTTACGATAATGTTCCATTTACAGTACATTTAACTAACGATATTCAAGAATTTGGTGCAGTTGGTAATGACAAAGATGGAAATTTATTGTATCAGTTTGAGTTAGATGTTGAAGAAACTCTTTAATGAAAAAATATAAGATAGTACATAGAATAAGTGCAGATTTTATAGCAGAAGCTATTGTTAATGAAGATGAAATAGATACTTCAATTAACGATCTTAAAGAGTATAAGAAACCTAATAGCAAATTTGAATATACTATGTTAAAAGGTACAGAAAGTGTAACTCAAACTAATTACGAAGAATATGACGAGAAGCCTAACAACAGCGATAAAGAACACATTAGCGACAAATGATATTAGACCAGTACATCTTATCACTATTGGGTTCAGTACTCCTGTTAATATTACTGATTGTTCCTTTTCGCTAACATCTGATGTTTCAGGCTCATCAGTTACTTACAATTCATCAGATTTCATTATGGGTTTATCAGAGTTTTCTGAACAAACTGATATATCAAAAACAAGTGTTAAATTAACTTTATCTGGTGCTGACCAAACATTTATATCAACTGTATTAAATGAAAATGTAACTAATGATGAAGTTACTATTTACAGAGGATTATTAGATAGTTCTAATGCACTTATTGCTGACCCTATTATTTTATATAAAGGTAATATTGAAAACTTTTCAGTTCAAGAATCTGATACTAATAGTGCAGTAGTATTATCTATAGTATCTCAATGGGCTGACTTTGATAAAAGAAATGGTCGTAAAACAAATAATACATCACAGCAAAGATTCTTTAGTACAGATGTTGGAATGGATTTCTCATCTGAAACTATTAGAGATATTAAATGGGGTAAAGCATAATGCAAAGTATCGTTAATTTTTATAAACAATTTAATAAATACAAGAATCATAATGTTATTGAATTATCACATCATGTAGAGCCATCAATACAAGCTAATCAATATAAAGTATTTAGAGATGATAAGGGTATCTTTGGATTTGTAAATTGGGCTTTTTTAAATGAAGAAAACGAACAACATTATAAATCAAATGCAAAGATAAATAAAGATCAATGGCAAAGTGGAGATAGATTGTGGTTACATGATATTCTTATTTTAAGAAATGCAAGAATAGTTATGTCATGGGTTTATAATTATTTCAAAAACTTTCTAAAAACTAATCAATGTATTAATTGGTTAAGATTAGATGATAACAATAATATTTACAGAATATCTAGTAAATACAAAAGGGAGTTTCATAAGTAATGGGTGGTGCAGTAGAATCAGCAGTATCGGTAGTAACAAAGATAGCACCAAAAGCTATTAAGTTATTTGGTGGTAATCCATTAATTAGTTTAGGTGCAACATTATTTTTATCTTGGGCATTAAGACCTAAAACACCTGACATACCTGATTTTGCAACTAATTCATTTGATGATTTTGAAAAAGGATTATTAGTTAATAAACAATCTAATGATAGTAATATTCCTGTAATTTATGGAGAAAGATTAGTTGGTGGAACTAGAGTATTTGTAGAATCTTCAGGAACAGATAATCAATATTTATATATCGCTTTAGTATTATCAGAGGGAGAAATAAACTCTATTGAAGAAATATTAATTGATGAAAAGCCAGTAACTTTTGCTAGTAGTTTTACAGATGGTAATGCAGTTGAAGTAGATAGTTCAGATTCTAATTATTACAAAGATGGAGAAAGTTTAATTAGAGTAGAGCCTCATTTTGGAACAGATGGTCAATCAGCATCAACATTATTATCAACATTATCTAGTTGGGGAAGTAATCATAAATTAAGTGGTTTATGTTATCTAGCATTAAGATTTAAGTTTAATCAAGATGCTTTTGGTGGACTTCCTAAAATACAAGCTAGAATAAAAGGTAAAAAAGTTAAAACTTACAATGCAAGTTTAGTAGAACAATCTGCAAGTTATTCAACTAATCCAGCTTGGTGTATTTTAGATTATTTAACAGATACAAGATATGGAAAAGGATTAGCAACTTCTGAAATAGATTTACAAAGTTTTTATGATGCTTCATTAGTTTGTGAAACCCAAGTAGAGCAATATTCAGGTGGAAGTAATATTAATATATTTGATTGTAATACAGCAGTAGATACATCAAGAACTATTATAGATAATTTAAGAGAAATGATTAAAGGCTGTAGAGGTTATATTCCATTCTCACAAGGTAAATACAGTTTAATTATTGAAACAACAGGAACAGCAACAGTATCATTAACTGAAGATGATATTATAGGTGGTTATACTTTAGCAATCCCACAAAAAAACGAAAGATACAATAGAGTTATTTGTTCATTTATAAATCCTGATAGAAACTATCAAGTTGATGAAGTGCAGTTTCCACCAATAGATGATTCGGGATTACCAAGTGCAGATCAACACGCAACAATGAAAACTGCTGATGGTGGGTTTTTATTAGAGGGTAGATTTCAATTTCCAACAATCACAAGTCAGTATCAAGCTGAAGAAATGGCAGAAGTTATTTTAAGAAGATCAAGAGAGGCTTTAGGATTATCTTTAAATGTAGCTTTCAAAGGTTATGAATTAAATATTGGAGATATAGTTAATATTACACATTCATCATTAGGATTTTCTGCAAAACCATTTAGAGTTTTAGGAATTACTTTTAATAATGATTATACTGTAGGATTAAGTTTAGTTGAACACCAAGATAGTCATTATACTTGGGCAACAAAAACACAAGCAACAACAATTCCAACTACAACACTTCCTAATCCATTTACTGTTCAGCCACCAGCAAGTGTTACTTTAGATGATCAATTAATTGAATATAATGATGGTACAGTTATTGTTGCATTAAATATAACTATTGGTGCATCTACTGATAGCTTTGTTGATTATTACCAAGTTGAATACAAAAAAAGCACAGATTCAGATTATATTATTTATGCACAAGGTTCAGGATTAACTCACAGAGTTTTAAATGTAATTGACCAAGAAATTTATGATGTAAGAGTAAAAGCTGTAAATACTCTCGGTGTATCTTCTAGTTATGTATCTGCATCAAGAACAATTATAGGTGCTATTGAACCACCAGCTGATGTAGAAGATTTTTCTTGTAATATTGTTGGACAAGAAGCACATTTATCATGGACACAAATACCTGATTTAGATTTAGCATATTATCAATTAAGATTTAGTGAAGAAACTGATGGTACTGCTGATTGGCAAAACTCAGTTGCATTAGTAGAAAAAATATCTCGACCAGGTACAAGTATTACAGTACCAGCTAGACAAGGTACTTATCTTATTAAAGCAGTAGATAAATTAGGAAACTTTAGTTCTAATGCTACAGCTATTATTTCAAATGTAACAAGTGTTCAAAATTTTAATTCTATTGCAACACAATCTGAACACCCTGATTTTAATGGAACTTTAAATAATGTTGTAATTGCTGATAGTACAATTAGATTAGATTCATCAGAATTATTTGATAGTGCTACAGGTTTATTTGATGATGAAACAACTAGATTTTTTGATTCTGGTGTTCAAAATGCTGACTTCTATGCAAGTGGTAATTATTTATTTGCAGATGTAATTGATATTGGTGCAGTTCATACTGCTAGAATTACAGCAACATTAAGTCAAACATCAGATAACCCTGATGATTTATTTGATGCTAGAAGTGGATTATTTGATTCTGCATCATCTAACTTTGATGGAGATACACCAGCTAATGCTAATGCTCATATCGAGATTGCTACTTCTAATGATAATGTAACATATACAGATTTTAGAAATTTTATTATAGGTTCTTATACTTTTCGTTATGCTAAATTTAGAGTAGTTTTAATATCAAGAGATTTAGCATCTACTCCAGTTGTTAATGAAGTTACAGTTTCTATAGATATGGAAGATAGAATATTTAGTGGAAATGATATAACTTCTGGTGCTGGAACTTACACAGTTACATTTACAAACCCATATAAATCTGTTAATTATGCTACAGGTATTACAATGGAAAATGGAAATACTGGCGACTATTTTACTGTTTCAAATAAAACAATTAATGGATTTGATGTTTCATTTTTTAACAGTTCAGATATAGCAGTTTCAAGAACTTTTGATTATATTGCAAAAGGCTTTTAAAAGGAGTATAAGAACAACATGGCACAACACGATTACGATATAGCGAACCAATCATTTCCATCATTTAGAAGCGATCTTAATGGAGTTTTAGAAGCAATAAATACATCAAATTCTGGTACATCAAGACCTACTTCAGCAGTTGCTGGAACTGTTTGGTTAGACACAACAAATGCTACTAATCCAACTTTAAAATTTTATGATGGAACAGATGATATATCTTTAGCACAATTTGATTATACAGCTAACACAGTAAACTGGTTAGACTCTACAGTAGCAACAGATTTAGTAAATGACACAACTCCACAATTAGGTGGAGATTTAGATGTTAATGGTAATTCAATCGTATCAGTATCTAATGGTAATATTTCAATAACACCTGATGGAACAGGTAAAGTAATTATAGATGGTTTATCTTATCCAACAGCAGATGGTACAACAGATCAAGTTTTAAAAACTGATGGTGCTGGAAATTTATCTTTTGGCGAAGTATCTGGTGGAGAACAATGGCAAACAGTTAAAACATCAAATTTTACAGCAGTTGCTGGAGAGGGATATTTTATTAATACAACATCAGCAACAATTACAATGACTTTACCTGCATCTCCATCTTTAGGAGATTTCGTAACATTTGTTGATTACGCAGGAACATTTGATACAAATAATTTAACAATCGGTAGAAATTCACAACCTATTCAAGGTTCAGCAACAGATTTAACAGTTTCAGTTGAAAGGGCATCTAACACTTTAGTTTATGTAGATGGAACACAAGGTTGGTTATTAAAGACTAAATAAAGGAGATTATTATGGCACATAAAAATTATCAATATTGCGTAGCTGAAAACTGGGGTAAAGGATTTATTGAACATTCTGAATCTCAAAAAATAACTTTCAGAGGTTATCCAGCAAATGTTTGGCAAGTACCAGCACACAATAAAAATGCTAATATTTGGATTAATAAAGTTTTAGGTCAAATTAAAACTAAAGATGAAGCACAAGCACTTGTTGATGCAGAAGTAATTGCTAATCAAACAACTTGGGATAACGACAATGTTGATGGCGAAACAGCAGATGAAAAAAATGAAAGAATTGGTACAAGACCAATAGATATAACTTTAGAGGAATAAATGTCAGAATACAAAGGAATACATGGTGGTAAAATTCAAAATTTTACAACTAATCCTGATAACCCAATAGAGGGTCAAGTTTGGTATAATGAAACTGATGGAAATTGGAAAGTATCTTCTGTTACAACAGTAGGTTCTTGGGCTACAGGTGGGAGTTTAAATACGGCTAGAACATTTTCTTTTGGTGCAGGTACACAAACAGCAGCTTTATGTGCTGGCGGGGATACAAGTCCACCAGGTACTAATACAGTCCTAACAGAACTATATGATGGATCAGCTTGGACTGAAGTAAATGATTTAAATACTGCAAAATATCTTGGTGGAAATGCAGGTACTCAAACATCTGCTTTAGCTTTTGGTGGTATCACTACAACAACAACAAATACAAATGAATCATGGAATGGATCAAACTGGACTGAGGTAGCAGACTTAAATCAAATAAGACATGGATTTGGGGGTGCAGGAGTTGATAATACTTCAGCACTTGCTTTTGGTGGTTTTTCACCAGTTACTTTTCCAACTCCAACAGGTGGAAGACTAACTGAAACAGAATCTTGGAATGGTACAAGTTGGACAGAAGTTAATGATTTAAACAGTAGAAGAACAGATATGGCTTCAGGTAATGGCACAGCAACATCTGCTCTTTGTGCTGGAGGAAATGAACCAGCTGCCCTTACAAATAAAACAGAATCTTGGAATGGTACTAGTTGGACAGAGGTAAATGACTTAAATACTACAAGATCAAGTTTTGCTTCAGCAGGAGCTGACAATACATCTGCTTTAGCTTTTGGTGGACAAACTCCATCTCTTACAGGTGTAACAGAAGAATGGAATGGTACTTCTTGGACTGAAGTTGCTGATTTAAGTATAGCAAGATGGAATCTCAGAAGTGCATTAAGAGGTACAACATCAGCTTCTTTAGCATTTGGTGGAGAAACACCTACAGTAACAAATGCAACCGAAGAATGGAATAGTGCAGGTGCTGCAATAACACAAACAATAACAACATCTTAAAATTATGGCAACTTATAAAGAAATAAGTGGCACAAATGTAGAAGTCTTAGCATCAGATCCTACCAATCCTGTTGAGGGACAAGTTTGGTATAATTCTACAACAGGTCTTTTAAAAGGTGCTAGTGTTAGTACAACAGGAAGCTGGTCTACGGGTGGGAATTTGAATACTGCTAGACAACAAGGAGGAGCTGCTGGTATTTCTAATTCAGCTTCATTAGTATTTGGTGGTAATCCAGCTGTTCCAGGAAACACTACGGCAACAGAATCATATGATGGTACAAGTTGGACAGAAGTGAACGATTTAAATACTGCTAGAGTTGCTTTAGGTGGAGCTGGTAGTCAAACATCTGCATTAGCTTTTGGAGGAGCACCTCCTAATGATGGTATAGTCGCTAATGAAAGTTGGAATGGTTCAAGTTGGACAGAAGTTAATGATTTAAATACTGCTAGATCTGCAGTATCAGGTGCAGGTGTAAATAATACAGCGGTCTTAGCATTTGGAGGTGGAAATCCACCAGCAGTTAGTCCAAGAGGAGTTGCTTTAACAGAACTTTGGAATGGCTCTAGTTGGACAGAGGTTAATGATTTAAATAATGGTAGGTATCAACCAGGTGCGGGTGGGACATCAACATCTGCTATAGCATTTGGAGGTTATGATTATGCTCCAACTGTAACAGCTGTAACAGAATCTTGGAATGGCACAAGCTGGACAGAAGTAAATGACTTAAATACTGCCAGATATAATTTGGGGGGTGCTGGAGCTGATAATACTTCGGCTTTAGCTTTTGGTGGCGATATACTACCACCTTATACAGGAGCTACGGAGTCTTGGAATGGTGCAAACTGGACAGAGGTGGCTGATTTATCTACTGCACGATCTGCAGTAATGGGATCTGGAACTCAAACATCAGCTTTAGCTAGTGGTGGCACTACACCTCCAGCAACAGCAGCAACAGAAGAGTGGAATGGTGCTGGTGCTACAATAACAAAAACATTTACAACTTCTTAACACTTTACAAATAAACTAAAAGGTATATCAATATAACAATGTCAAATAAAAAAGATGTAAAAGACTTAATACAACAAGAAGAAACTCATCTTAATAATCTATTAGAACAAGAAGATTTAAATTCTTTCAAAGGAATGGTGGAAGAATTAAGAGATACTTGGACTAAAAAACAAATGTTTAGAACAGAAACTGAAGCTAGATTTTCTGTATTGCAAGATAATAGATACCCAACTAAAGCATCAAAATATTGGCAATGTGTTAGAGAACAATCTTCATATTTGGACAACCTAATGACTTTATCTTTTGATTACAGAAGAAATGAAGCAAAGATTAAATGGTTAGAAAAGAAAATACAAACTGAACAAGATGAATATAAATTAACTAAATACGAAATAGATTTAGACGAATGTAAATTTGCAAAAGCATCTATGGAGAAAGTGGCTAAACATAGAATGAGAGAAATCAAAATGTGGTCTAAATTAAAAGCAGAATTTAATGATGGTTCATTTAACGATAAAGATGTTAATGCACATCAATTAGAATCTTATGGATTACAATATTATGAGAAAGCTAAAACATTAAACGAACATTCATCAGAATCAGAAAAGTTTAATATCTTAGGTCAATTACAATCTTTACAAAGAATCAAGAAATCTGGCGAACTAGAACAAAACAAGAAAGAAGAACTGCCTAATAATTCTTAATGAATTTTGATTTTGTATTTCTAGGTCAATCAATTCTAAAGTACCAAGTACCTTTAGATATATTTCATTCAATTAATCATATCTATGAACAAAATTATAAATATCTACATAAAGCTAATAAACAGTTAGTAGGCAAAATAGAAGATGAACATAGTTTATTTTATAATGGTAATGATGAATCTAAAGTAAAAAGACACAATATATTACCTACAAATATTACAAATTATTTCATAGAAGTATTTAAACATTATTTAGACTTTAATAAAATTAGAGATTATAAATTACATCTTAATTCTATTTGGGTTAATGAAATGAAAGAACATGAATATAATCCAGTACATATTCATAGAGGTACATTATTTACAGGCTTGTCATCAGTAATGATATTAAAATTACCACATACTTATGGTGTAGAATATTCCAATGCTGAAGTACCTCAAAATGGTAAATTACAAATACTAGGTGCTAGTAATGGTCAATTTGCTAAAATAGATTATCAACCACCAATGAACCTTAGAGATTTTTATGTATTTCCTTATGATATGAGGCATGGAGTTTATCCTTTTAATGGCACTAAAGATACTAGAAGAACATTAGCTGGTAATTGTGATGTAGAATTTGACCCAATAAAAAACAGAGGAGTGATATGATAATAACTGAACCTAAATGGAAATCTTATATTGTAGAAACAACTAATCCTATATTTACACCTGAACAATGTAAAATGATTATAGAAGCTGGAAGATCAGAGCCTAAACAAACTGGACAAGTTGGAGGTGGAGCAAAAGGTACTGTAGATACTAAAACTAGAACCTCACATATTAGTTGGATTCCATTTAAGAAAATGTTGGATATGTATAAAGACATAGAAAAGTTAATGCAAAAAACTAATCGTAATCATTTTGGTTTTGATGGAATGACATTGACTGAACCTGCACAATATACAGAATATCCTGAGGGTGGATTTTACGATTGGCATATTGATAGTGATATTAATTGTTCGCATGAACCACCTGTAAGAAAAATATCTATGACTTGTTTATTATCGCCAGAAGATGAATTTGAGGGTGGAGATTTAGAAGTTATGTCAGAGGGTAAAGTAGCAAAATTAAAACAAGGTCAAATAGTATTTTTTGCATCTTTTGTAAGACATAGAGTTAAACCAGTTATTAAAGGTAATAGAAAATCTTTAGTGATGTGGTTTGGAGGTACACCATTAAGATGATTAGAGAACTTTATTTTCCAACACCTATTTATATTGCAGATATAAAACACGCAACATTGAATAAAGATTTAGAAAAAGATATTATTGCTTGGTCTAATCAAGATAAAGGTGTTACTAGAACTAATGTAAAAGGTTGGCACTCAACAACAGATATGCACCTAAGACCAGAATATAAAAATTTAGTAGATATGTTATATGAAGCACAAAGAACTATTTACGATCAAGAACATTTAGATAGCGAACCTTTTTTAGGTAATATGTGGGCAAATATAAATCCACCAGGAGGAATGAACAGATCACATCAACACCCTAATTCATTATGGTCAGGTGTTTATTATGTGAAAGCACCTAAAAATTGTGGACATTTAAAAATAGATGACCCAAGAAATTCAGCTTCAATGATAAGACCAAAACAAAAACCAGGACAATTACCACCAAGACTTTATAGAGAAACACACTATGAACCTAAAGATGGTAGATTAATTATGTTTCCATCTTGGTTATTACATTGTGTAGACCCTAATGAATCTAACGAAATAAGAATATCAGTATCGTTTAATTTTTTACAGAAAGGAATGTTTGTATAATGTTTAAATATAAAGTTATTAAAAATGCAATAAGCTATGATTTAGCTAATTTTATCTTTAATTATTTCTTACTTAAAAGAGATGCAGTAGAATTTATGTATAAACATAACATACATTCTGAATCATCAATCTTAGGTACATGGAAAGATCAACAAATACCTAATACTTATTCTTGTTATGCTGATTTTGTAATGGAAACTTTATTAATGAAAGTATTACCTATTATGAAACAACAAACAGGTTTAGATTTAATACCAACTTATTCTTATGCTAGAGCATATAAAAAAGGCGATATATTAAAAAGACATAAAGATAGACCAAGTTGTGAAATATCTACAACATTAAATTTAGGTGGCGATCAATGGCCTATATTTATAGATTCCACAGGTAGTGATAATGTTATTGATGAATATAAAAATATACACAAACCTAATGCTCCTAAAGGGGATAAAGTGGTTCTTGAAGTAGGAGATATGTTAGTTTATAATGGTTGTGATTTAGAACATTGGCGAGAGCCATTTGAGGGTAATATATGTGGTCAAGTATTTCTACATTATAATCATTTAAATGGTAAATTTGCTGATAAAAACAAATTTGATGGACGACACATGTTAGGACTACCAAGTTTTGTTAAATGATAAACAAATTATTAAATGTCAGTAGACATTGGAAAAATAATATATGGAAGAAATTAAACAGCGAATTAAAGAACACGAAGGGTTTAGGGATACTGTGTATTCCGATAGCTTGGGCTTTGCTACTATTGGTTATGGGCATCTTGTATTACCCTCTGATAATTTTGTTGAGGGTGTTGCTTATGACAAAGAAACTCTTGAAGAAGTTTTTGATAATGATTTTAAAATAACATTAGATTCAGCTAGAGAATTATTAAGAGGAATAGAACACAATCATATAGTTTTTGGTGTCATTGTTGAAATGTGTTTTCAATTAGGAAAACCACGAGTTATGAAGTTTAAAAAAATGTGGGAAGC